TTGAATTCTAATTGTAGCAGTTCCAGAATCAGTCTTTGCTCTTAGATTAGTTACAGTAAGAGCTTGTGGAGATATATATTTCATTCCCTGTTCATTTCCAGTTGTAACATTTCCAGAAATTCCCCAAGTAAAAGATCTATTAACTGTAATAACTTTTCCATCAGTACCACCAGTATGACCATGACCACCTGTTGCAAAAACAACACTTGATTCATTAATAGTTGCTAGTTTTGAAATTGCAATAGCTGCATCAGCTGCTATGTTGGCGTTACTGATACTTCCATTATAGTCATCTATAATATTAGACCACTCTTCATTCCATACTGCTGCGGTAATTGTATTTCCCGTAACAGCTGTAGTAATTTGAGTTATATTTGACAAATTGACCTCCTTTTTATATTAGTTATTGTTCTATGGCATGGTTTGCATAAAGTTATGCCATTCCTAATATCAAATATGTATTTTATTAATTTATTTTTTATTAATTGTGATACCCCAATAAAATGATGTGCTTCTAATTCTCTATATTCATATTCATATTTTCCATTTTTATGTCCACATTTTTTACAAGTAAAATAATCTCTTCTAAAAACCGCCAATCTCCAATCTCTATATTTAGCAATTTCTCTATATAAATGATTTTCTTCTGAGATTCCACCCTTCCAATTAGGATTGTTTTCTCCCTCCATGTGTCTCATTTTTCTACCCTTATTTAATCCTTTATTAACTTTCCCCCAATAACCGTTTAATTTGCATTCTTGAGAGCAGTAAACTCTTCTCCAAGTTCCATGAGTTATTTCTTTCCCACAGGTCTTACACAATTTTTTCTTAGCAGTACCAGCGTTGTGAGGAACTTGATTCTTTTTGAACCATCCTTTGTTTGTTCCGCTTTTTGGTATTCCTTTTGGCATTTTTGTCCTATATATCGGTTTATATTATACCGCTCTTAATCCTTTTACGCTGTAAAAAAGCTCCCATTCTCTTATGGAAACTTCTTCATCAGCAGTATTATTTCTAAATCTATATTGCATAAAATATGCTGATCCACCAGCATAATCAAGTCTATCCCTTGCGATAGTTGTTGCTCCCCACTTGCTAGTACCAAAAGTTGCTGTTCCAAAAGCAGCTCCAGTTCCAGTTAAATTCATTGTTCCAAGCTCATCAAAAGTAAATCCATCTGGGGAATTTAAAATACTTATATCTACATCAGACTCAACATCTGCTGTCATATAAAGATATTTCCATCTACACTTCCTTCCAGGATAAGGAGCATACATTGGTGTATCAATTAAAAAGTCTATTGCTGTTCCATTGTCGCTTATTGAAGTATCTAAATGATATGATTTTCCATTTGCAGTAGATGATCCAAAATACATTGATATAGAACCAGATATTGTAGATAAGTGAAGCACGCTTGCAGCTATTCCAGTAAATCTTACCCACCCCTTAGTAATTGTGTCATAAATTAAAACTTCATTATTAGTAGTTCCAGTTGTACAAACAGACCACCATATTCTTCTTCCATCAAATACACCAGAACATTGATTTAATCTACCAACAACTAATCTGTTCATTGTTCCAGTTATTTCATCTGAAATTATTCCGCCATCAACTAATGCTCCATAGCTTGTTCTTTTAATAGATCTAAAGTGTGGAGTACCTCCTTGAAAAGAAAGATAATAAACATCATTTCCAGTTTCAACCACACTTCTTTGAGATGGTGTTCCTATTCCTCCAGCAGCAAAATCGCTTAAATCTGTAAGTGCAAAATCAGTTACACCATATCCAGTAAGTAAAAATGCCTTTGTTTCTTTAAATATAACTAATTCATCTTTTACCGCACCTAATGCAGTAATACTTTCATTATCATCAGTATTAATATCAATATATCCATTTACAGCATCAAAAGTCTCTGGAGTATTTACATCACTAAAATAAAGCCTAGAAGTATTTCCAGTTACTCCATATACAAAGAAAAAGTTGTGCCACCACTTTGCACTGCTTCCTTTTGGAACTGCAGCTACACCAGATACAGAAGTTCCATTAGTAGTTTTAACAACTTCATCAGTACCATTAAAAATATAAGTAGCTCCTTCTGCCATTATAAATTCATGCAGTAAATCTGCTGTTTGAGAATCTCCATTTGTTAGTTTTGCAAAATTTCCAGAACCAGACCAACCTTCAATTTCACTATTTGTATCAGTAGCATCATTTCTAACTCTAAGAATAAATTTACTTCCACCAGACGGCTCATGTCTTTCTTGACCTAAAATAATTTTTGAAGTAGCAGCATTTCCAATAGTAGAATATCCGTTTCTTTTTATTAACTTATTTTCATCAACAAATCCATTTTTAATATCAGCCATATAAACCTTATCACTATGTCTAAGGTTTTCAGGCTTATCTCTATCATTGTAACCAAGGATGAGACTTGTTTCTGAAATAATTTTTAATTTCTGGGACATTAAAAAACCATACTTTCTCCACTTATATCTATTATTGATTTAGGACCATCTGCAATTCTATCTTCTAATTCCATAGACATTTTTTCTCTTCTATTTTCAGCATCTGCCAAATAAGCAAGAGCAACTTCTTCTTCTTGTTGTCCTTTTCTTAAAAGATTTCCAGCGGCTTCTAATGGAATACTCTCATAATATCTATCTGGGAATGGAATATTTATCTCATCTTCTCCATCTGAAAGTTCATCTGGAATAGCCACATACCAAAACTTAATTGCATTTGTACCTGCACTATCTGGTATTGGAAGAAAACCAATTGTTGTTCCTATTACATAATAAGCAGGACTACTAGATGTAGAAACACTAGCAGCACTATTTCCAAGATCTCTTAATATAGAATCCATTTTTACAAATGTAACCTTTGATCCAACAGAATTAGTGGTACTTACAGCATAATTAGCTTCAACACGCCTTAATTTATATAAATCTGTTGGAAGTGAATATTCTTGTGTATCTGCAGCAAAATCCTCATTGGCAGTAGTAGTATAATAATCTTCATATACATTAACTACCTCTGTAAATGCCTTCATATAACCAAGATTAACTTCTCTAGCTACTTCTACATCAGTCCAATCAGCTTGGGTTTGCTCATCCAGAAGCGTTCTTGTAGCTGCCTCTAGAAAATCTAGATCTTTTGCCATAATTACTCCTATCTGATTGCTAAGATATAAAGATCGCCAGTAGTTGAGTTACCTAGTGCAGACACTTTTGTAAATTCAACTTTTGATATTCTAATCATTACATCTGCTTTGAGCATAAAACTACCTGTATTTGCTACTTCATCAAATGCAATGTGACAATCTTCAGTTGCGTGTAAGACTACAGATTTACATTTAGCTTCAAAATCTGCTTCTTTTGGAAGTAAATTACTAAAAGCAATTACTTCACTCTCCGTTGCTTTGCTTGTTGCTGCTATTGACATATTATTTCCTTTTTAATAACTTTTTAAAAAACTTTTTAATCTTTTTTAATCCTTTTTTCATAGTTTCCTTATTTATAATGTTGATACTTTGTAATTTCAGGTAAAGCGTATACTCCATAAGTTCCCTGATTACTTTCAGTTCTACCTTTCTTATGACGCAAATGTTTTGCCTCAAATCCTTCAAGTTGTGCTATCTCATATCCCATTTCTCTTGCCTTGATACAGAAGTTTATATCTGCACCACCATATTTATATGGATTACTAGATCTCTCTAGTTCTAATGGGTCTGTACTCTTAATAAGCCAACTATAACTTGTATCAAATATTGGTTTTGGCATATTTCTCAATACGCCTGTTTTTATTAAAGTACATCCAATAGCACACCACTGTATCTCATCGCCCTTCTTACATATTGTTGAATATCCATTTTCCATAGGATAATCAACTGCTACTATTGCTTTATCCATTTTAATCATTCTCTCTAATGCACCATCAGGCATAACTACATCATCCTCTATAAACAAAACATAAGAAGAATATTCTTCTAAAGCTCTTCTTACTGCTTCATTCTGTGCATCTGGTATTCCAAGTCCCTCAATTGTTAAAAAACCATCTAGGTTATTATTTCTAAGACCATTAATGGTTTGTGCATATATCATGCCCCTTGTAGGCATAACTGTAATTGTTTCCATGTTT